CATTCAAAGTCGAATGGTAGTGGATTAAACCAGAATGGAGCTATGTATACGATTACGGCTAGTGACCATCATTCCGTCCTGATGCGTGAACCGAACAATTCTTCCTGTGTCGTGTTTGAACCCAGATCACCTGATGGAGGAGCTCCAAGAGTGAGAAAAGAAGGGGTTTCTCCTACGCTTAACGCAATGACAGGAGGAAATAGACAGCCCTGTGTTGCTCGGAACACTATTGTTCGGAGGTTAACACCACTGGAATGTGAAAGGCTTCAGGGATTACCTGATAATTATACGCAAATACCTTATCGGGGTAAACCAAAGGAGGAGTGTCCAGTATCAAAAAGATACGAAGCCTGTGGTCGGGCTATGTCTATCAATGTTATGGAATGGCTCGGAACTAGAATAAAAGAGGTACACGAAAATGACACATCATTATAAAATATTTAATTTTGCGTCTATTGATGATTTTGACAAACATATCGAATTGTCAATCCCGAACTATTCTTCGTTAACAAAAATATTTACGGGGATCGGGTGTGAATATGCCCAACCAGAGAGCACAGTCATTGACATCGGATGCTCAACGGGTCGGTTTCTATCCCAGATGCCAAAGGCTGAAAACTGTGATTACATCGGGATTGATAAAAATAAATTAAAAACAATCCATTCGGGATTTGATTTTAAACTAGGTGACATCGAAGATATATTACCAGAGCCGAACAATATTTCGGTAATCATATCTATGTTCACGCTTCAGTTTCTCGGATCGGAAAAAAGAAAACGTGTACTCCAGTTGATAAAAGAACGAATCAATCGGGGTGCAATATTATTAATCGCTGAGAAAGTATATCTTGATAACACAATTATCCAGACACTCATACACAGGATGCACGTTCAGGAAAAGCGAACAAATTTTCAGGATCAGGAGATTCTGGATAAAGATACCCAGTTGGCTGTTTCAATGTTTTGTAAAACTGAAAAAGAACTAAACGAAGAATTAAAGCAATTGGGTAATGTTTCTAAAATTTGGCAATCATATAATTTTATGGGTTATGCAGTAGGAGGTAGAAAATGAATTGTTGGCATTGTAAAAAAGAATTAATTTGGGGTGGTGATCACGATATTGAGGAAGAGGAAAATGAAGAGTATATGATGGTTACTAACTTATCATGTCCAGAATGTGATAGCTTTGTACTCGTTTATTTGCCTAAAGAAAGTCCAAAAAAAGAAAAAAAATAAAAAAAAATGTTTTTTTTACTTGACTATAGGTAACGTACTCCTTATATTACTATCATACACTAACAAAAGAACGAAAGAGAGGTGCTAAATGAATAAAATTGATATTTTAGTTAAAGGTAGTTTTGAAGTAGATCGTTATCCCGATTTTTATATTGATTTAAAGGGCAATACAATTATTGGCTATTATGAAGATGATGAAAAATTTGCTATTAAACTTAAAGATAAAGTTAGTTTTCAACATGATAAAAATGATCCTAATTCTATTGAAAAAGATGTTTTAGCCGAATGGAATAATGAAGTTTATTGGTATAAGAATTATTATTCTGAAGAAATAGAAGATGTAAAAGAAGAATTGGGAATTAAATCTTTTAATAAACAATACAAAGAAAATAACGATTATAAAGAGTTAGTTAAAATTCTTGATTTTGAATTTAATTATAAATTAGATTTTGCAAGTCAAGAACCAAAAGAAGTAATTGATTATGTAAAGAAGTTTTTAGAGGGTAAAACTGAATACGATATTAGTAATCTTTTTCCTAAAGATAAGGTTTTATTTCTTATTAAAAAATTAGATAAAGAAAGAGAGGTGGCTTAAATGAGTAACATTGATCAAAATAAAGCATTAGTAAAACGTATTGAAATGGCTTTGCACGTACAAGAGTTATGTGCAAACTATAAAATTCAAGTGATTTATCAATCATTAAAAGATGCCACTCCAAGGTATTATGCAAACCAAAAAACAAGAACTATTTGCATTCGACCAACAAAGAATACGGGTTTCTATGTTTCAGCTTTGCACGAGATTGGACATATCATTGGTTGCAATCAATCAAGTAAATATGACACCATTGAAAAAGAGATTGGTGCTTGGAAATTTGCGGTTGCTCATTCTTTGGTTTGGACAGATACGGCAAGCAGGATTATGAAACGTGCTTTGTTGTCTTATGGTGTTACAGAAAGTCAGTTTGAGGGTATTTGGATGGAAATCTGTGAGTATGCTAAAAACTTTAGAACTGACACTTTAGTTGAAGAGGTGGCTTAATGAAATTAGTTAATGTTGAATCTCTTTGGTGTTTTAATTTAATCATTGACAAAGATTTTGATGATTATGAAATCGGTTCTTCATTTATTGTTGAAGAACCATTTTCAGCACCGAAACCAAAAGATCGTAGGGTAGGCGATAATTCAAAAGGTGTCTATTGGACAACAGAATTACTTCATAAAGATGAAGTGAGGGAGAGTTTATGTATCAGTGCATAGAGTGTAAGAAAGACGTTAAACCCGATTGGGTAGGTACAAGTGAGATTACACATATTCCAAGTGCTTTTACGTCACCAAACCACGTTGTATGTGTAGATTGTTATACTGATGAGTGTATGTCACATCCCGATTTCGATCACGAGAAGTACACGAATGAGTATGAAATTCAAAGAGATTATTAGAAAACGAAAGAAAGTGAGGTGTTAAATGAAAAAATATAAAATATATCAAATAATTCCTTGTGAAAATGGTGTTGGAGAATGGGAAATTAGTCCTACCCACGAAACTTTTGACACTAGGCGAGAAGCGGAAGAAAGATTGAAAGAAATAAAAGACGAAGACCCTGCCGAACAATTAGGGAAACAGATTTATTCGGGTCATTATATATATGAATACCCATTATTTCAAAGTTACCGATTAGATTGGAATGATGGAAATATTAAAGTTAGGAAAGTAAAGAATGAGTGCTGATTATATTTATAAAAGACCAAATGGTGGTACAACCTATTGCTATGGCGATATTCAAGAAGATAGCAATTTTGAAATTACTTGTGACGATGAAAATTATGATGGTTGTGCGGGAGATATAGATGGAGAAAAATTAAATACTTGGAAAAAGGTATGTAGTTATCTTTATAAAAACTATCGACAAGATGTCGAACAAGTATCAGCTTGTTAGTAATTTGAGGAATAAGAGGGAGATGTTCGCTTTCGTTCCTTTCATTGGCAAGTGGGTATGTCATAACTATAGATCACGATATTATTATCCCCCTCAAAAGTGTTTATATAGGGTTTTAATATATGTGTAGAATGTCGAGAACATCCTAAGACATGGCGACAAAATCTATAGATTACCCACGTTAATCGGAGAGAAAGAGAGGTGCAACAATGACATTGGAAATAGGCGAAGAGATGATAATACCATTTAAACCACAACATCATTTGAAAAATACGGGAATATTGTGCAAAGTAGAACAAATTCATGCTAAGAATGTTTATGTGCGAAGGTTTAGTATTAGAAATAATCGTTGGAATAAAGAATTACACCAAGTGGATAGATCGTTCTTAGAGCAACATAAAGGTAAATCTAATGGGAGCATGGTAAATGGTACTTGAAACAGCAACAGCATTGGTCTGTATGTCCTATGCTATCTACTTTGAAGCAAGATCAGAGCCTACAGTGGCTCAAATCGCAGTAGCTCAAGTGATTATGAACAGGGTGAACGATTATCGTTTCCCGAATACAGTATGTGAAGTCGTAACTGACGGGTTGCGGTATTCATGGGATAACAGTAAAATTGTTCGGAATAAATGTGCTTTCAGCTTTTACTGTGATGGCAAACCCGAACATATTACCGACAAACAGGCATACGGCTGGGCGGAAAACATCTCTTGGGTTGTTATGGAACATAAAATTAGTATTGATGTTACTGATGGTTCAACCCATTATCATGCTAACTACGTTAGCCCAAAATGGGCTGATGCCTTTACTAAAACAGTTTGTATTGATACACATTGTTTTTATCGTTGGGAGTATTGATATGGGTGAAGTGATCGCATTTCCATTGAATAATAGCAAAAAGAAATTTGAAAAAGAACTTCTTTTTGCCCAGAAATTACGTTGTCCAAAATGTAATGAACTGAAAGAAGATGATTGGTTTATTACCTATAAGGATCAATCATATATCTGTGTTGATTGTAGCTATGAACAGGGTGAACAATGAGTACGAAACAGGAACAAGAGGTTACGGGTTACGAAGTTACCACGGTAAGTAGATTGGTCGGTAACCTGCTAAGTGTTTGTTTTTATTACATTAATCGGGAAGTGGTTACGGTGGTTACATCTTGTTATGGTAAGTTAATTATGTCTGTTAAGTCATTGATTTTATTACTACTTACCAACTTACCACGACTTACCCCCTATAGGGGGTATAGGGGGGTGGTAAGTAACCCACCACCTCCCCCAATATTTTTTTTAGCGTCCAGCACGATAAATTGTTCGGGCTTGATGATTATGAAGTTGGAACATTTACACCGTGAGTAGCACCTATAAAATTAAAAGAGATAAGACACATTCAACGTCAAGAGGTTGGGAGAAAGAGCAAAAGAAACAATCGAAGGCAAAGGATAGAAGATTTAATAAACAATTAGCGAAGGAAATATAATGAGCAAGGTCGGTGAAACACTAACGAAAGAACAGAGCAAAGCAGGGTGGAAGAGATTAACTGCTAAACAGCAAAGGTTCTTGGATAACTTTATGTATCGGGATATGACACAAACTGCGTCAGCACGAGAATCGGGATACAGTAATCCGACTGTCGATGCTGTAAGACTGTTGCGAAATCCTGTGGTACAAGAAAGATACCAAGAGATGCGTATGGAAGCAAACGCAAGGTTCGGGGTGACTGTGGAGAAATCTGTTCGGGATTTATTGAAGATGCGTAACGAAGCATGGGAGAACGGCAAGATCGGAGAAGCAATTCGGGCTGAAGAGCTCAGATTGAAGGCAACTGGACTACTGGTTAACAAACAACACATCATGCACGAGGACATGAACGGGCTTAGTCGAGAGCAAATACTTGAGAAACTTGATGATTTTAAAAAATTAGCTCAAGGTAGGATGCGTAACGTCACGCCAGCAGAAGATGTTCGGGTTGAGATAGTCGATAATAGCGAGAAGATGGGAAAGTCTGGGAAATAATACTGGTGCGAGGGGTAAACGCCCAGCGTGAACTTGAAATTCCCAGCGTAACACAGAAATAATCGGGATTTGGCATCGGGATTCGTTGCCCGGGTGTGCCAATCCGAATAATTGTTCGGGTTTACGCTGGACAGGAGGTCAATCCTCCTGTAGCCTGAGAAATGTGTTCATATTTTAACCCCGAACACAGTAGTTGCCTGACCAGCGACAGAGATTTTCCTCCCATTCCTCCCAGCGATGTGGTGTCGCTGGGTTTTTTTCATTGTTCAGCTCCTTGTCCTGAAGACAAACCCGAACAATTGTTCGTAACTGGCAAGTCGCTTTTTTGTGACAGCAGAGTATGTTGTGCGTTTTGGATGATTACGAATAAAATAAAAAAAATGAATTTATTTACTTTAATCACTTGACATTAGGTAATGAAATACCTATATTATATATATAAACAAAAACAGGAGAAAGTTTAAATGTACGTAAAATCAATTTCAAGAAGGCATAGACAAGCAATTAATAAATTTAAAAACAAGGTTGCTTTCGATTTGCTTCAAGTAACCAAAAAAGACAATTTTAATAGAAAGAAGAAAAAGAATGAACAAAAACACTAAATTATATTTCGCCTATGGCTCAAATCTAAATTTGAGCCAAATGGCTCAAAGATGTCCAAATGCTAGACAGTTGGGATCAGCATATTTTCAGAATTGGAGATTAGTTTTCAGAGGGGTTGCTGATATTGAACCTACTAGGGATAACAGTTTGTTGCCCGTTGGTGTTTGGGAAATTACTGAAAAATGTGAAAAGAGTTTAGACATTTATGAAGGTTTCCCTCATCTCTATCGCAAGATTACAATTAATGGGATGATGACTTATACAATGAACCACAAAGATGTTTCCGTTCCAAGTTTACATTACTTCGATTGTATTCTTGAAGGGTATAAAGATTTCGATTTAAACACGAGTCATTTATATGATGCACTTGGTCGTACACATCACAAGTCAACGCAATTTGATCGGTTGACTAGAAATAACTCGATTAGACAGTTTAGAAAAAGTAATAATTTGATCGGGAAATAAATTGATCGGGTAATAACTTGATCGGGGAAAATTCCTTTCGGGATTTCCCGCAAAAAGGGGGGCTTCGCCCCCCTTTTTATTTATTTAGAATAAATAAATAAATTTTTTCAGGAAAAAAATTTACTTTTAAATACGAACAATTGTTCGTATTTACCAGCCCGCAGGGCTGGAAAAGTCCAGCCCGCAGGGCTGGAAAAAAAATTATAAGTCATTGATTTTATTGATAAAAAAGATGACTTTGGGGCTTGCAATCTAACGTGTTACCTATTATATATATAGTATGGGATAATCCCATACAATTAAAACAACATAGAAAGTCAAATATCATGTCAAAATTTACACAGCATACAACACCAATAATAGGTATTGAAATTGAAACAACTCTTCACGGCATTAACGGTCAAACAATTGGAATTAGAAAGATTAAAAATGCACTTGCAAACGTAGAGATTAATTATTGTCAAGTTGAAAAAGACATGACAAGCTCAGAAAATACAGTGTTTGAAATTAAATTGCCACCATTTGCAAATTCAAATAATATAAATACTTCATGGTTAAGAACAGAATTAGATAAAATTCAAACAGCATTACAAAGCATTAATGCAAGAATTACTAATAAATGTGGCGGTCATGTTCACTTTGGTATTGAATGGCTAGACGATAACATCATGACAGCAAACCAATGGAATGAATTGCAAGTCGCACACGTTGAAAGCGGTCAAAGCGGTTTTTTTGCAGAGCATAAAACAGACATCATGCCGTTTGAATTAATGAAGAATGTTGCTTATAGATACGGTTTAAATCAAAATATTATTGATGGTTTTTTGCCAAATAGTAGAACCAATAACACTTATTGCAAACCAATTGATAGGCAGGTATTAAGCACTACTTGGAAACGTGCCACAAGTATTTCAGCTTTAAACCAAGTTATTGGCGGTAAGTTTTACGCGGTTAACTTTCAAAATACTGACCCAAACCGTGACCATAACAAAAGAACAATTGAATTTAGACAGAATTCTGGATCAATTGAAGCTGATAAAATTCTAAAGTGGGTCAAGTTAATTACTAAGTTATTTGAAACAACAGATGATAAATTCCTAGATTATTCAAATAACGCAAGAACAGAGACAACACCAGAACAGCCATTTACACAAGGCACAAGACTAGGTCAAATCTGGGAATTATGCAGGTCTGATAATGGTTCTTCAGTACAAGACCTCATGATGGCAACAGGTACAACAAGGTCAAATATTGCAGGTAGAATTTCAGAGATGCGGTCACGTTTTGGTGATAGTGCAATTGTTACAAGTACACAGCAAGCCAACGGTAGGTCCTATGGTTCTGGTGATGAGTTTGCAAGTTATAAGATTTTAAAAACTTTTAACATTGGAACAGATGCAGTAACAGCATTGCCAGCAAATAGAGCAGGAAATCCCTCAATCTGGTACGGCATAGAGGATGATTTATTTGAATACTTCAACGCGAGGGCTGAAAGATTTCAATCGTAGCCCTAGACCTCTTAAAATCGCCCCACTTTGTGGGGCGGTCAGAGAAAAAAGCCCTGCTTCGCAGGGCTTTTTTTTTGCCGTGCCTTCGGCACGGGATCGGGATATTGACCCAACTGACGGGCTTTAAATCGGCAGGTACCCTGCGTTTCGGAACGGAAAAACGGCTCGCTGTCGCTCGCCTCTTATACCCCCCCTTCGGGGGACCCTGCTCGGTGCCCTCGCAGGGCGAGTTTCAGAGAAACGCTCACAAAAATTTTTTAAAAAAAATCTCAACCTTGACTTTAGGTAACAAAATACATATATATATAAATATGAATGGTGTAAAATTGAGTTTATAACATATACTAGTGATTTGGTAGTATGGAATTGGCTAATGGATGGGAGTTGTTCTAGACGGCAATGATCATAGGAACTAGCAGAAATACAACATCTGATGACCTTGAGGGGTATATGTTTGAGGGAACACCTTATTGTCCGTACTTAATTTTGCATCATTCATAAAATAATAATATTTAAGAAAGAGAGGTGTATATGAGGAAATTTGAGTATAAAAATGGGGATAATGGGCTGAAAGTGTTTGAAGCCGAGAATGCCAGTGGTGTTGTAGATTTCATGCGTAAAGATTCATGGTCTGCGACTCAAAGTGACAAAGAATTTTTGAGAAAAACAGCAAAATTAGCAAATATGTGGTCAGGTGATACTTTTAGATATCATACTAAGGAAGTTTTTGTCGAAGATTTGATTAAATCAGGTATGTTGAGAGAGGTAACTGATGGAACAAGTCAATAGAAGATACAAAAGCGAGTACAGTAATTGGAAACCGAGTGATTTACGTGAAATTCGTCAAAAACTTAACTTGACACAGGCTAAATTGGGGGAGAAAATAGGAGTTTCACCCCGTATGTTTAGGTTCTATGAAAGTGGGCATACAAAGATTTCGCTTTCAATGGAGTATGCAATGAAATATTTGTTGGAAAAAGAGTTAGGTAAGGAAGAATTTGCTAAATTAACGTCTTTTGAGCGTGAACGCATGGAAAGATTGCGTGATGGTATAGAAAAAGAGTTAAAAAAAGGCGAAGATGATGTTCAATTCAGCCATATTTTCAGAATGTGTCGTCAGGCAATAAAAGAATTAGATAATATATTGTCAAAGTAAAAAAAATATCGTAATGTCGTCTTAATAGCTATTAAGAGGGCATTACGTATGACAAATTTTATGGCTTCGGGAATGGGTGGACAACCACAGCCACAACCCACAGCTCCTGCACAGGGTCAACAGACACCATCAATGAATATGAATGTATCTCCTGAAAAGAGAGGTGCGTTAAAAAATTACATGGAAGGTTATAAGGCGGCTATAGAGTCAAAAACCATGAATAATCTTCTTCCGAACATATCATCACCTCAACAGGGGATGCCCCCACAGGGAATGGGTCAACCTCCGATGGGGATGCCTCCTCAAATGCCCCCACAAGGTATGATGCCCCCACAGATGCCACAACAACCTCCAATGATGCCTCCACAGCCGTATAATTATGGTGGTATGGTTGATGTTTTTGAACCGAGATACATGGATGACGGTGGTTTTGTCATACAAACTGATCCTAGTGGCAAGATTGCGACAAAATCTGTTTTTGATGAAGACAGGGGTCGTATGGTATCGCAGATACTTTCCCGTGATGATATGCAGAGATCGGCTGGCGGTGGTGGTTTAGCGAAAATTGATAACGTGATTGAGGATGCTGTTCTTGGTGACGTTGTTGAGAATTTATCAACAAAAAATTTCCCAAATGAAGTAAATATTTCTGATCCGTCAGTAGAGATGTATTATCCTCAAAAAAGAACTGAAATTGAGCCAAAAATTTCTGATATTATTGGCCCAGAATCAAAGCCGACAGCCGAAGATTTTCTTTATGATGTAACGAATGTTGTAGAAGAAGCAGCTATACCAAAAGTAGCAGAAAATGTTGCAGTACCACTTTCAAAGCCAAATTTAGCAGAGATTACATCAACAAGAAATTTTCCAGATGAAGTCAGTATTTCTGAACCTTTAGAAATAGACCCTTTTGATGAAGCAAGACGTTTAATAAACGAAGCTGATAAGAAAGATGCGAATTATTTGGATAAAATTGAGAATCAATTACGAGCACAGACATTCATTGACCCTGTTTTTGGTTCAAAAATATCAGGAGATGATTTTTCAGGTGATTGGAAATTTGAGCCAATTGATGGAGTTTCCACTAAAGGAAGTGATTTACCCACTAATGATGAATTGAAAAGAGCTTATTTGTTAAATGAATTAGCAGGTACTAATCCCGAATTAAGCGATAGAGGGTTATTTTCACCTCATGACTATGATACAACAAAACATATTAGTAACTTAGCAGGAGTAGAACTTGATGATGCTTTTTGGCCCAGAGAAAGATTTTCTCCTTCTCCAAGAAGATTTACACCAAAATCTGGATTATATTCAGATAAAAATCTTCCAGAAGGCGATTTTAGTTTTAGCTCTAAAGTAAATCAAGATGAAAACCTTGATAATTGGGTAGAACCTAACAGTTTATCTACAATTTTACAGAAACAGATTAAAAAGAAAAGACAGGAAGAAGGGTTATTAAAAGGTTTAATGGCAAAATTAGGTAATTTTGATTGGAGATATGGGCTTCGTGGTGCTCCCAGTGACATGAATCAAGGTGGCATTGTTCAGGGTTTTGGTAAAGGCGGTGCTATTTCAAATGCAAGAAGAAAAAGTGATTTTTCCAGTAACATAGGTGGCAATGTCAGTGGTCGTGATGATTTTGATAATATAGATGAAATAGCAGCATCACAGGCAAGACAACGAATGGAAGATGAAGGATCAAAATTATCAGGTCCAGACGTACCTGTTTTTACAATTCCTGAACCTAATTATGGCGGTGGCGAAGGTCAATTGTCAGGAAGTTACGATCCTTTAGATTCTATTTATGATACTACAACTATATATCCAGGTAATACTACAGGACAAGCTCCTACTCAAGCAGGTACAATGGGAATAGGAGAAGATGATTTTCAAAAAGAAGCTATGGTTAATCCTGGCAGAATAGCTGATGAAGATTATCAAGGCTATTTAAAATCACTGGACAGTCCTTTTGCAAATTTTGGTAATAAAATAGGTAATATTATGGGGTATAAAGACCCTTTTGATTTTTACAAAGCAACACAAGCTACGTTGGATAATCCTATGTTAAAACAGATTGCAGGAGATAGAAAACTTGACCAAGAAAGAGCAGAGAGAAAACTAGCCGAAGAGCAGAGGTTACGTGACATGATTGCTGGTATGTTGCCACCAACTGCAGCAACGACTCCGACACCTGCTGATCCGATTGTTACACCGCCAGTAGAAGATACAACACCGCCTGATTATACAAGTGCGGTTGTTCCTTCTGACAGGATTCCAGGCTTTGATATTAACAAAATATCACCGTATCCTACTTTTGGTGTTCCTGGTACTCCGACAGCTCCGACTGTTATTCCTTCTGGGATTACTCCAGAGTTATTGAGGAATTTATTTAAACTACAGGGTGTTCCAGCGACAGCTATGAATAGAGGTGGTTCGGTTAACACACTTGACAATGCAGTAGATAATTTCTTGGGGTCTTTACGTAGTGTGGCATGAACGACTTCAACATACCCACAGAATATCTTACTGACGATGAGATGACGAAGTTGGGTGAGATTGTCACCCGACTTGAAGATTTAAACAACCGAGATACTTTTCAGACAAAATTCATAGACTTTGTAAAGCACGTTTGGCCCGCCTTTATTGAGGGTAAGCATCATAAGATTTATGCTGAGAAGTTACAGAATGTCGCTGATGGCAAATCCAATCGTTTGATTGTCAATATGCCTCCTCGACACACCAAATCAGAGTTTGCGAGTTATTTGTTTCCCTCTTGGCTGATGGGGAGGAAACCGACTAGTAAGATTATACAGGCGACACACACATCCGAGTTGGCTGTTGGTTTTGGTCGTAAGGTTAAGAATTTGATTGATTCTGAAGAGTTTGCCGATATTTTCCCTGGTGTTTCGTTAGCGTCTGATGCAAAAGCCTCTGGGAGATGGTCTACGAATAAAGGTGGAGAGTATTACGCTGTTGGTGTTGGTGGTGCGTTAGCTGGTCGTGGTGCTGACTTGCTCATCATTGATGACCCTGTTTCAGAACAGGATGCCATGAGTCCAACGACTTTGGATAATATTTATGAATGGTATACTTCAGGTCCTAGACAGCGTTTACAGCCTGGTGGTTCGATTATTATTGTGATGACAAGATGGAGTGTAAGGGATTTAACGGCAAAAGTTTTAAAGAAACAGGCAGAAGGTGGGGCTGATCAATGGGAAGTTG